TCGAAGTGGCCCAAAAACCTCCAGGGCCTCTACCCATGCCTTGCCATGGGTAGGCGAAATTTTTATTGGCCCATTGCTGGAGAGCCTTGTTCACGGGAGCTCCCGATTCGGTAACCCACATGTTACCACTGCGCTTCAAAGACTCTCCTATGAGATGCTTCCGCACTGCCTGGGTCGTGGAGGGTTGCTAAACAGCTTTGTATAGAGGCTCCTCAATTTTTTTAATCGCATCTCCCGCTTTTCCGGAGTTCTTACCTATGTCGGCCGCCTTGGCTAGGGCGCCGGTTTTCGTCGAAACCCACCTGCCTGCCCCGGGCATAGCAGGAATAGTTTTGGGAATCGGCACCCGATTGCTGCCTGCGACGGCTTTGGCCGATGGGGTGGTCCCCACAGCTTTGGCCTGCGCAAGGACCCTTTGCACATAATTTTTACCGGGCATGGTTGTGGCGGCCTTGCCGGCGACGTTAAAAAATCCGGGTATGTGCTTGGAAGAAGTAGCCACGTTTTTCACGCCTTCCCAGGAAGAAGCGGGAGATGCCAAACTTTGTCCGCCTCTCCCGAATGTGAGCATCTTCGCAGCTCGTGCCGGAGCCGCAGCTATGGTCGCCGCGTCAAGTCCGATGTCCGCCACCTCGTCCCAGCCCCAGTCACGCCGCTCTCCTCCGCTCCCCCACGCACTGCCGAGCAAGTCGCCTAGTGCCGCTCCCGTGCCTTTGCCGGGAAACCATCCCCAAGTTCTCGGGTCCCACGTGGCGTCGCTCCAACTTTGCTGCTGCATCCTTTCTCCAGGGGACAAGCCCCCCTTGGTCTCCGCTTGAGCGGCTGCGCGATCCGACCACATTCTAGAGGAAGCGAGACGTACCTTGTTGAACGCACCCGCTCCGTGGACTGCGTCGTATCTATCTCGCAGAACGTTTTTGGCCTCCACATAGTCGCTGTGCTCCTTCGAACCTTTGTCGCCCGCCGACATCTGCTCTTCGATGAGCTTCTCGTACATCTGGGGCGTGAGCTCACCCTTCTTATCGATTAATATTTCAAAGAGGGATAAAATACTGTCGTTTGCCATGCGCGAAAAATACCCGCGCGCGTACTATACTCTCAAACGCTTGTATTTAGTCACTTCGGACAGCGGACGGCGCATAAAGCCGTCGGGGCACATCAACGAGGGATTTTTCCTCAGCATGCGGTTCGTAATCTTCTTCTTTCGGGGCAAACGGTACTTCGAGGCCCTTTCTATGTTGTAAAGCGCAATCGCAGCGGCCAGCACGTGGTCGTCGTGGTGTCCGGGAGCGGCCTCCGGCTTTCCCCGGTCGTTCACCACGAACACCTTCATTTCGTTCAAGACGTCGATGGACGGGATGTCCACGTTTTTCTCAATCAATTCAGCCGCCAGATGGTCGATCACGGTCTTTCTGGTCACCTTGTCGGTGCTCCAGCCGAACGACTTCTCCACCATCCCCGAGGAATCGTTGAACTTTCGCCTCTGGTACACGGAAACACCCATGTCCAGCAGGTATTTCACCAACGCCAGCCCGGCGTTGTTCACCTCGGGCACGACGAACGCTCCCCCGTACCATTTCGAGGCCGCCTCCAACTCCTCGGCGAGGATGCCTATGTCCAGCCGGCTGTGATGCAGCGCCACCAACCTGGGTACGTGCCAATCCCCGTGCCAATCCTCGTAGGGAGCCTTCCAGACCTGCAGGGAGTGGAAGTCGGGATCGGCTGCGAGCCCCTGGTCCTGCTGATCCTCCCCCGTGCAGGTGTCCGCGCTGATCAAATACTTGGAGTCATACTCAGGTTCCTCGTAAACAAACCAGTTTCCACCCGCGTCGGGACGAAAACCAGCGGTGGCGTTCTTGTCCTGCATCGAAAGCGTTCCCACCTGCGGGCTTATCTTCTCCGCAACCTTGGAGAGCTCCTTCAGGACGTCGGTGTGGAACCTCGGGCGACTCGACATCAGGAAACATTCGTCCGGATCGGACGGATACTCCTGCCTGAACTTGGATATGTCCCCGTTGCACTTGTCCTGAAGAACCCTTCGGCGCCAATGCAGCTGCTCCATGTTCACGTCGAACCGATCTATCTCCGATATCTCGTCGTCGGTCAGGCTGTCCTTGAAAATCTTACGCTCGTCCTCGGACTTGAAAGGTATGACGCTGTCCTCGAACTCGAACCAGGCCGCGAATATCTTGGCCCACTCGTTCTCCTGCGTCCAAGTGCGATAAAACCAGCCCTGCGGGCCGTTTGGCGTGGAATCGGCCACCACGAGGCTGATCGAGTCACCGTCGTACAGCGACTGGAGATAGGCGAGGGACGGATCAGTGTGTCCCGTGGTGGTCCAAAAAGCTGTCTCGGTCATGTTTCCGACCTGAATGGTGCCCGACCTGCCGGCATTCTTGGAACCCGCGGTCTCCTTGCCGTAGACGGAACCGCTGGGGAGCTTGATCTCGTCCACCAGGGAACCGCTTGTGTCCAGACCGGCATCGTCGGCGTTCCACGGGAACAGGTCGTTCTCGGCGTACCTGCGGTATATCTCGAACACCTTGTCGCTGGTGCCGGCGATGTCCCCCATGAGGGAACCGTTCAGGTCCGAATGCTTGCGCATATGGTGGTAGGTGAGTGCCTGCGCGCATGTGGAAGCGCCCTTCTGCCGGGGTTTCAGTATGACCATCTTGCAGGGTCTGCCCTCCAGCTGGCACTCCCGGTAGTGGTTGAACATCTTTTTCTGCAGGACGTTCGGCTTGGGCTTGATCATCTTGCCCCGCTTGTCCTTGATCAGGGCGAAAGTCCCGAACCACACCTCGGGATCGAGGCGTATGAGGTCGGCCAGCTGCTGGCTTTCGGCTTCCGACCGATTCATCAGTACCTCTTGCGGCCCTTCTTGGCCTTCGACTTCCGCCTAGTGACCTTTTTACCGGTCTTCTTGGCGTAGGCCTTGGCTTTCGCCTTACCCTTCTTGGTGTACGCAAATTTCTTTTTTCCCACTCTGGGCATGGCTATTTCCTCTTTTTCTTGGGTTTGTTCTTCTTGTTGACTACGTAAAGGCAACCCATGTCACCCACCCTGGTCCCACTTGTCGGAGTCGGCCTCGAACTGTATGGCGTCCTCGTCGCAAAAGGTGTTTATGACGGTAACCGCGACCTCCGCCATTTCCAGCGGGTCGAGGTCGGACTCCTCCGACCAGCGGTGAAACACCGTCAACAGCTCGTTGGCGAACTTGAGTATGGGAGCCTTGTCCGGTTGTTCGGGCATCAGGGTTGCGACCCCCGTTCTTCCCACACGTCGGGTCCGCGTAGACCGTAGCCCAGGCCGTAAAGACCAGCCTGAGCTCCGCCACCAGCGCCGATAGTCTGCTGACGTGGCTCAACTAAATAGTCGGCTGCGCCGAACTGGAGCGGGAGCCATGGATTATCCAATTCATTGCTGAAATCGACCTCTTCCTCTTCCGGTTGAGCGTAGGGCTCGTAACCGAATTGCGTTCCACTTTGCCCGGGGCCTGTGCCGTAGGGCATTTTCTCAAGGCGTTCGTTTTCACCGGGACCTGGTGAGATGTCACCGCCAAACCGTCGATCCTGCTCTATTTCGTAGTCCCTGATGCGCTCGTTTTCACCGCGACCTGGCGAGATGTCACCGCCAAACCGTCGATCTGCCTCTTCCTCTCCCTCTTCCATTCCTGCGGCAGCGGAATCGAACGCGGCGATGGGCGGCAGCCCCGTGGTTTTTCCGGCGCGTGCCGCGCCCTTTGCACCCGAAAGGCTACCCAAATAACCCCGCAATTTATCTGGGTCCAGCCCCGAGCCTCTCGGAGGGTTGTCCCATGCGGGATTGTAGGGCATAGTTTGAATGTCCTGAAATTCATAACCCGGAGGAAAGGACCCAGAGGGAGCGAGAGATTGTCTTGGCATTTTTCCAGCGCGCGCCACACCCTTGCTAGCCATTTTTCCAAACTTTCCAATACCCGGAGCGTTTAAGAGCGCCGAGTCTCTCAGGGCGCCGCCCCAGCCGCCGGGTCCCGCGGTTCCGGTTCCTGACGGTTGCTGCGGCCTTTGAAGCGCAGGGTAGTTGTTCGGATGTTTTCGAAGTCCCGGTTTTAAAGGCGGCGGGTTGAATTGCAGGCGGTCTCCGGTAAACGGATCGGGCCCGGCGTCGTCGCCAAGAGGTGTTGGGAACTGCCCATATTCGGTTACGGGTGCTCGTACGTTCCTCCACGGGTAATTCTCTACGCTATAAAAGTTGCTAGGCATTTTTTTGTCTCCTTAAACGGATTCCAGCTCCAATGGAGCCTCTTCTTTCGCGGATTCCAATGAATCCGTGTACACATTTATGATGGATGCGAGGTTTTGACCCGAATCGCGCAACCTGGCCATGATTTCGGCCGGTGAGGCTGTCTTTTGGGTCTTGTCCTCGACGGTTATGTCGTGGCGGGTGGCCGGTTTGCCGAAGCCGTACTCCAAAGTGAGTCGGGCGGCGGTCATACGGATGCCGAAATCGGGGATTTCTTCGTATAACACCCCTTTTTCGCCGTTTTTCCTACTTGTACGGACAACTTGCGTTGCGCTCATGCCTGAGCGGAGCACTTTTACCGCATTGGCGTAGTCATCGTCCGCAAGGAACAGGTGAATGTCCTCGGAAAGCTTCTTGACCCCACGTTTTTTGGTAATTTTTGGCATATGGGTTCCCTTTTTAGGGTCCCATGCAAACTCAACCAATCGGTTGCAAAAGAAAGGGCCCCAAACGATCCCTTTCTATTTTGTGTGATTGGTAGTCAATGCTAGTGGC